CGTCACCTTATTTGGATCAATATGATAACTGATACCAATATCAGCATTAACATTCAAACCTTCTTTGGTTTGAAACATAATAGATTCCTTTTCTCCTTCCCAAGTATCATTTTGAGTAAATGTAGGGAATAGGAACAATTCATCATTAATACCAAGCCAGTAACGACCAACACCCTTTTCTTCTACATCAACACCCTTTTCGCCACCAAGCATATGAACAACAACACCAACGTTACCTGCAGGAACTTTGGAACAAGAAGTTAGTCCAAACATTCCAAATCCAATAATAATGATACCAAAAACAAATCCCTTAATCTCACTCATCATTTTCACCCTTTTTAAAAGTTTCATACATATCAACAACTCTAGTAATAACAAAAGTTAGAACCAAAAGTATTACTCCAATTCCTCCCAAAAACTCTGTTGTGTTATTTGATGAAATAAGAGTGGGGATAACTTGAAAAACTCCGTAACAAACAGAAGTTATCAAAATAATATTAAACAATATATTAAAATATTTCACTATCATCTCCTAGAAATTACAATCACATTACCCTTTGCACCCAGTTTAACTTCTGCATTTAACTCTATATTTTCGCTCCAACCCATTTCGTCTAACATTTCATCAGGAATTTCTACAAAATAGTAATATCCGTGAATCGGGTCATATGCTTGTTGTATTTGAGTAAGATAAGATGGGGATTTTACTTTATTCACGAAAAATACCTTTTAGAGAAGGAATAACCATCTTCGTCGTGCCAGTGCTCATCCGAATCTTTATAATGATGCCAAATATTCGAATATCTTTCGGAACCCAGAATTTCCGTTATATGATCTTTGTTTACCTTTCCGTTTTCTAGAATACAACCAGGAGATCTGAAACCTTCGATATATGCAACAAATTCTTCGTAATCTTGAGAATCACCATATTCATCAACGATAAGTTTATCTTTAAGATATTCTTTCCATTGTTTCCAAGATTTTAGTTGGAGATCGGTAGGAACTTCTACATCATTTTCATTGGAATCTGTAATATACCCATATTGACCGTCGTATCCTCGAAAAGTGAAAGACCAACCAAAACTTGATTTTCCAATATGGATTTTATTGGAACGATTACAACAATCGCATTTATTGAGTTCTACAAAATAATTTGTACCCACGTTTCACCTCAAGCTAATAATGGAGTATCGTCTTCTTCAGTTTCCGAATTATTCGGATCGATATTGTCAGCTTCTCCGACAAAGATGATAATACTATCAGTTGACTTTACAACCTTACCAACTGTAAATAAATTATATCCACTGTAAATTCTAACTGGATATTCCCTATCATTATCAGCCGAATTAAAGATTTCTTTCAGATCTTGAGAATTTAGAATCATAGTTTTTCAGTTACTTTAGTTCTTAAGTAATCAATAAGAGTATCAGACAATTCGTCGATACTTTCTAGAGGGAGAGTAGTTTGCCAGTTTACCTGGATGGTATCAGGATTTTTTGCGTTACTTAATCTAGAATAAAAATGAATATCAACGTATTCTGGAATAGAAGAATCTTTAATTTCAAAATGAAGATCATAATTATTCCCAGCACCATCATTAGTCGTATTTAATCGACTATCCATAGTATTAACCAAGTTTCTCATAACGAATACATTCATCTCTTCCATAGATATTCTTCGTGACAGTACAACTCCATTGATTTTCATCAATAACAATCGTTTTGGTTTTAGCCCAAATAGTCAGACATAGAATAGAAAAACTCGCGACGATTACCAATCTAATAAGATTATCTGTAAAATTAGTATTTTCTTCCACAACAACCTCACATTTCAAAAATAAATTCTAACCCGGAACGGCTAAAAAGTCAAGCACTTTTACTCATCATACTCATCAGCTACGAAAACAATAGCGCACCAACATTGCTCTTTAAAACTTTCCCATTCTTCCCACAATCCATCGGCCTCTTCTTCGGTTAATCCGTATCCAACACCAATTAAAATCCCTTCGTAATAAAATTCTATTTGGTATCGATCTTCCATAAGTTTACCTATTACATCCAAGAAGTTTCTTTACTCTAAACGAAATATCATTAAAAAGTTGTCTTTCGCTTTTAGATAAATGGATCGTATCATCCAACCAATTTAAATCTTTTTTTATGGTTTCTAACTCCGAATAGATTTCTTCGAGAGTAAATTTGGAAACTTTATCCATTAGATGTCTTTCCATTTTAATACTCCAATCGTTTTCTAACAATAATATGTCCGTCTTCTTGATAATATGTAATTATATCATTTGGCTGTAAGTTCAATTCTTTACATATTTCTTCAGGAATTTCTACGATACAATTCCCGTCAAAATCAAATTCAATCTTTCTAGTAAATACTCTATTCATATTCATCTATAATCTTTTTAATATCAGGATAACATTTGGCGCAATTACAACAAATTTGAAGTTTATGAAATTCTCTGATAGATTTAATCTTATTACATTTAATCAGATTTCTTATCTTAGATTCATTTATTCCGCTGCATACACAGATTATCATTAATGTACCAGAATTTTAGTTTTTTCAAGGTATACCGAAAAGAGATATTCTTGGTTTTCTCTGATTTGATGTTTGCCAAGATATTCCGTAGAACACTCTTGGCATTTTAGATATTTGGATTTAAGAGGATATCTACTCCCTTCAAAATCAAAAAAACCAGCATAACAAACTTCTTCTACGTTATTAGAAGAACAACACACACAGGTTTCAATTTTCATTCTGAATATTCTAGGCTTTCTTGATAATCTCGAAACTCTTTATCAGACATTCTGAGAACTTGGCCATCATCATTTACATAAAGGTATCCAGCGTCCTCAAGGGAAAATATTGCGTCATCCCAACCAGAGCGTTTGCCTCTCATATAACAGTGATATCCATAAAGCGAACCAGCAATAACAAGAGCAATGAAGAATTTAATTTCTTCCCAGGAAATTTCTAAAGTAATCATCCCTTACCTCCGTTGTTGTACTCCATTACTATTTATTTTTTGCTTTTCAATTCCTAGATCTTTCCTAATATATTCAATTATATTTTCAATAATTCCCAAATCCATCCCAACAGATTTTTCGATTTCTTTATCTGAAAAACCAGATTTAACCAATTCAACAATATCATCACGAACTACTGAAAGAATACTCATTATTACCTCAATTTTGAAAGTTCTAGTTTAATATCTTCAAGAGAAATATGATCAGTTGATACTGATTCTTGTTCTTCTAAAATCTTTTCAACTTTGGTTAAAGCTGATTGCTTACCAACATTATAAGCAATCCATGAATTTGCCGCAACAAACGCTAGAAATAATAACCCAATAAACCAATTATCATCAGACATATTAATTTCCCCAAGAGGTTAATCCAGATGTTCCAATCGACACAAGAGAATCATTATATGCGTCTTGTACAGCTTGTTTGGCGTGTTCCTCAGAGATAAACCACCCAAGAAACTTGTTATCTAGCGACGCTTTATATCTATTATCATAGAATGATAATGATCCTAGAATCCTACCTTTTTGATCGTGGTAATAATTATCAGTCCAAGAGTTCACAGATACCTCCGAAGTTTTAGTTGACACTATTATTATACTACAGAAATTTTTCAAAGTAAATGGTGCTTTTCGTTGGATGCTAGGATGAACACCAAACCTAGTTCCCAATCGGCGCTTGATTGGAATTATAGAAGACTTTTTACTATATTTATACTTTCTTTCCAAGATTTATGATGAATACCAATTCCAGAATTTAGTTCCCAAGATTGTATATTTGAATAAGTATCATCAATCAATACGCGATTTTGTTTTGCGAAATAACATTTCATTTTTTTTCCGGGAACAAATACCGGAAAAAACCTAACATTATTATTCTTCAACCATTCTTTTTTCTGTCTAGAAATTTCGTTTAAGTATTCTTCCGTTGCTGTAGAAGTTAAAAATGCAACTGGAATTTTATGATCAATATTGATCCACTCTAAGAACTCTAAACCTTCTTGAAAGTCAGGCAGTTGGGTCTAATGTAGACTAAAATGTCCATCGGTAACGATCTGCTGTAAACCTTTCGTGATTGTTTCNTTTTTACTTCTGATCTTTTATCGTTGTAATCCTCAACAGCATCGGATTCAAACAATTCTTTATATCGTTTACCGAAATCGCAAGTCACACCATCCATATCAACGAACAACTGTTCTATTTTAGTTTCCAATGTAAATACTCCAATGGCAATTATCTAAATCCGTTTCGAGAGGATCTTTTTCTACAATTCTGGTTTTGTATCCGTTAGACAACTTTATTACATATTCTTCAGCATCATTCATAGATTCTGAAATATGAAGAGTGTCCCAGATATAAAAATCGCTGATAAAATCTTCTTTATTATATCCTTCTACGACATAAGAAATCATTATTGTTCTCGCATTAATTCTATAATTTTATAGAGGTTTTGTTCAGCAATACTTAATTTTGCTCGAAGTTCGCCTTCTATTTCAGAACCCTTTTCATCGAGCAATTTTGTATATTCATCAAGAAGGTTTTCCGTCAATTGAATTAGGTTATCCATTATAGACTCATATCTTTTGATTTAGAATTAAGAACGTTGTTTTCTTCACATCTCGCGTCCGACACATTCTTCATTTTCTTTAGGTCCTTTTGAACTTCATTAAAATAAGTTCCACATTCTTCTAGGGAGTTAAAGGATTCTTTACTTACCATTACTTCTTCGGAGCCAACCAAATACAACACAAGAAACCATTTCATAGTATTCTCCAAAATAAAAAAGAGGGTATTTAATACCCTCTGTAAGAATTATTATATCTTTTAGATCAAATCTTTAAATAATATAATAATCAAAGCAATAAAACAAATAAAAAGACCCCAAAAAGTATATCCGATTATTTTGTATGATATTTTTTCTATAATCAGATGTCTCATTATTTTACTTCTTTTTAGACAAGAGTCGGTCTAACTTGTTATTGATATCACCAAGTTCAGCGTCTTGCTTGGAATCCGTTTCTCGTAGATTATTGATATCAGCATTAGTAGTAGCTGATTTTCCTTCAAGAACGCTCGCGCGATCTGAAAGAGCTGAAACAGTACTAGAACTTGCGCAACCAAATAAAAAACTAGAAACAATCATTGTTACAATAAACTTCATATTTTACTCCATTTTATATTAAAAATATCCACTTTCGAGAATTCTACTTTCCGGAACACAATTAGGAACCATCTTACCGTTCTTTTTCTTTAATCCAACTGCAGTATATCCTTTCCAACAAGCATTTTTTAGATCACCAGTTGGTTTTTTGACTTCCGAAACAAATTCTTTAAATGTTTTCATACTTTGTTCTCTAAATCAAAGTATTTATAAAAAGTTGGGATACTCTTTTATGTTTAAGAACCAGAAATCGGTTCCCTTTTATTCGCCATTTCACCCCGTTTTAGCATACAGGGAATCTCCTACACGGATTGGGTTATAAAAGGTGGTGATCTCCCCTAAGAGTTGGGGTTGCTTATTCTTTCTCACACATCCCATTAATCTTTAAAACTTTACGTTCTCGTACAAAAATAAACCATAAGAAAGTAATATCAAAGATAAACTTAAAAACAGTAATCCGTCAGAAGTAACTTTAAGTATAAGATACCATTTATAATCTAATTTCTCTACTCGGTCAATAACGGTAGAAAGAATAAGAGAAAAGATTAAAAGGAATACTCCAATAATAAAGATCAATGTATATATTCCTCTTTAACAAACTCAATTGATCCTCTATCAATCAATTCATTAACAATATTTAATTTCTCATATTCTTGAATGCAATCACTATTCATCAATTCTACTAATTCTTTATCAGTTAATTTATTGTAGCCCACTAGACCTATTCTCCAAAATACTATTAAATTGAGATTGTAATTTTCTTATTGAATTCTCAGAAATTATCCAAACAAATCTTTTGTTACTATCATACTCCATATGTTCCCAGGCATCTTTAAATTCTGGAAATTCGCCAATATATTCTAAATCATTCATCGGAGAAATTATATAGTATCTTTTCATCTAGATCTTATCTCGATAATCAATCTCAAAAATAGTTTCTCCAGTTTTTGCTTCTGGCTCTAGTTTCTTAGAGAAATAATCAATTCCGCACCAATTGATATATTGTTCAACAGTTCTAACATTACCCAAACCATATGTTCCGGTCATTCCAGAAACAATCTGCTTTAATCTTGCTTTGGACTTTAGATCCATTTCCCACCATTTTTGGCCAGAGCTTTTCTTTTCTTGAACCTTATCATCGCTCCACATAGTGGTCCTATAATCTCTACCATAATAATGATAGATAGGAATTTCCGGAACGTGAAATATATTATATCCGTGAGTATAATATCTTAGCGCCAAAGAATGTTCTTCACCGGAGAAAAATAAGAATGGATCGTAAGGAATTTCCTCAACTGATTGACCTCCTAAGAATAGGAAATTTGCTCCCATCATAAATCCGTGAACAGGTTCTTTCTTACCAATAATATGGGTTTTAGTCCCTACATAATAATTATCATAATCTTCCTGAAAGATAAACGAATTATCTTCATCAGCAATCAAAGCCATTAAACCGTCATACTTGGTTTTCTTTAAATTAAGAATATTGTTATCAATCGCTTCAAATGCGTGGGGATAAGCACTAATAACAGGTTTTTCGTGATATAACTTTAAATCATTAAATTGTGTTACTAGAATATCATCCCAATCTGGATCAAAAAGAGTATGAGAATCACATTGAAAAAAGAAATCTTCGCCTTGATAAAGAGATTGAGCCAAGTTTCTTGCCCAACAAACTCCTCGCGCATATTCAGGATCAAACCTTAGATATGATACTTGTTTCTTAAACGGAAGACTATTCCAATCAATAGTTTCCCACGGGAATGATTGATCAACAATTCCAAACCTCAGTCGATCTTTATGTTTTGCGTTCTTAAACGCTTCTCTAATAGTTGTATATAGAAGAGGGTCTCTATAACCAACAATACTAATAAAAATGGTTTGCTTCATATTATTCTTCAATTTTAGGTTTCATAGGTAATTTATAAACATTATTGATATAAGCCATATAAGATTCTGTATCAATAATAGTATAGGTAACATTTTCTACTACAACATCATATCCGGGTTTCCAATCGTAGAGATACCACATCAAATCGTCGTATAATCCAATTCCTAATAGTTTCTGAAGAAGATAATCGTTTTCTCGGAAAATACTATCATTATATCGATTCTCTATAACAAAATCACATAGAGTTGAATCTACTTCTCTAAGATTATTTGTATAAGAATCCCTAATAGTTTTAAACGAAACTACTTTTTCAACAATTTCTCTAAAATCTTCAAGATACATATTGACCTCATTATATATCATCTTTATAAAAGAAACAAAAATAAACTACACCAAAAATCAAAATAAAGTAATAAACAAATAAAATATATCCTACATTATCCATGATAATATCATATATAACATCAATCCACAAGTTATAATCCATTGTGACCACGCAAAAGTACCCATTTCTTCTTTATACTCAGCAGATACCGCGATCAAAGCCAAGCATCCTAAAATAATAAAAATCGACATAGTCATCTAACAAAATCAACTTCTGTATTCAAAGAAAGAATTTACTGGTATAAATCCATAAAAAATTCCTGATTCGTGATCCCATATTTTTATATTTTTAAGTAAAATATTTCCATCATATTTTGAGATATGTCTTCTTCTACACCAAGTATCATTCCTTAAAGTTTTTGCTTTTTTGTTATCCACTTCATAGAGTTTACGAAAAACATATTTTCTCATTTCTTTTTCTAAATCATTTTTAATTTTGAACTCCGAAAACTCAATAATATCAAAAATAGAAAAATCACAACCAGTTTTTCCGGGAAGAACATTTCTGCCCTTAACGACGACATAAAGAGACATTTAAAACCTCTATTTTTAACTAAAAAAATATTATAATATGGACAATGAAAAAAGTAAAGGCTAAATACCAAAAACTGAAATATTAAGGATGGTGAATAATGGCAAATATAGCTTTCTATGGATCCCACAATTCAGGATTGGTGGTTGAAAATAAAGGTAAAATTGTATGCTGCATCGAAATTGAAAGATTTCTTAATGTAAAGAATGCGGGGTATTCTCAATACTTTACAGCACAAACTAGACCGGTTCTGTTAAAAGAAATTCTAAAATATATCAAGAATACATATAACATTTCTAAATTTGATAATTGTTATTATTCAAATACAGACACTATCGAAGATGGCGCATTAGTTCGATATGAAGAAATAATCCCAGCAGATACCTTTACTCAGGTTCTTCATCATTCAGCTCACGCAGCTTCAGCTTTCTATCAAACAAATTATAAAAAAGCACTAATTATCTCTTTTGATGGCGGAGGTAATGATGGTTTTTTTAATATATATCTGGCGAAAGATAGAAACACAATCGAAGAAATACACAGATTCGATGCTGATTTAGGATTTGCCTATATGAGTTTCGGAGAATATCTAAACGAGATTAAAAGAGAAAATACTCTTTCTATAGGAAACCTAGTTTATTCTGGTAAGATTATGGGATTATGTTCTTATGGTAAAATAATGCCTAGTTGGATAGAACCCTTTAAAGAATATTATAAAGCCAAACCAAACGGAAATACTTATCCGGATTTAATTAAAGAACTTGGTAATAAAATCGGGATAGAATTTTGTACGCAATCTAGATTATCTGGACAGGTTGCTTATAACATAGCAAAAACATCACAATTTGTATTCGAGGAATATTTCTTAGAAATAGCATTACCTTTTATAAACAAGTTTAAGAAATTTCCTTTAGTATTAACCGGAGGATGCGCTTTAAATATTCTACTCAATACAAGACTCAAAGAAACTATATCTCAAAAAATATTCATTCCTCCGAATCCGAATGATTGTGGAATTGCTTCTGGATTATTATTACATCATTTAAAACCAAAAAAAGCAATTGATCTAACCTATTCAGGAACGGAAGTTTTAGATAAAGATTGTTTAATGTCTTACGTCGAGGATAACTATAATTTTAAATCAGCATCAAACGATTTAATAATTGATAATTTGATTGATGGTAAAATAATAGGGGTTGTTAGAGATAGAGCAGAACACGGACCAAGAGCTTTAGGAAATCGAAGTATAATCTGTGATCCTACTATTCCTGGAATGAAAGATATCTTAAATCATAAAGTTAAGAATAGAGAATGGTATCGCCCATTTGCTCCGGTAGTCAGACTAGAAGATGTTTCTAAATACTTCGAATTCGAAGGAGAAAGTCGCTGGATGAGTTTTTGTCCAAAAGTTAGAGAAGAATTTAGAGAAAAATTGGTATCTATAACTCACGTAGACGGCACAGCTAGAGTTCAAACAGTTACTAGAGAACAAAATCAATGGTTATATGATTTATTGACTGATTTGGATTCAAGAAAAGGAATTGGAGTTTTATTAAATACAAGTTTTAATGTGGACGGAAAACCAATTCTATCCACATATAGAGACGCATATCAAGTATATAAATCAAGTCAGATGGATTGTTTGATACTACAAGATTATTTCTTATCTAAATGAAGAAAGAAGGAATATACTAAAGAATCAGGTAATTCGTATCTATGAATTTTATTAGGGAACTTATGAGAAAGAATCGTTAAGATATTTTCTTCGGTTCCCATAAATCCGTCGGATATGGTTTGATCTAGCCATTGATCATATTCTTTATTGAGTTCGATACAATCGTTAGGTCTGCCACCAAAGAACCCTCCGCGACAAACATATTTTGATTTATCGACTCTGCAATATTTTGAAAAAGAGTTAACCTCAAATCCATGTACCTCATAGTCACTCTCATAATCAAAAGATAACATTAAAAACTTTTGATGAATACTATTCATATATCCATCAATGTTATTCAGATGTTCTATAAAATTTGGAGATACTGTATTGGCAATTCCCGCATCAATCCAAAATAAGTATTTGGAATTGAATGGGTTATTAAATGCAGCATCCGACAAGAATCGCATTTTACTCATCACAAGAGGATTATAAAATTCTAATTTTGCCTGAGTTGATTCTTCTAGCCAACCATTTAGTTTATACCACCTAGGATCAGTTCGTATCTTTTGAACTTGATCAAAAAGACCAAATTCGGATTTAATACCATCCAGAGATTTATAATGTATAAAAGTTTTATCAAGATCTCTACGTTCCGCAACAAATCCAATTAGATCACTGGGAACATATACATACAAATTGAATTGTAGAGATAAGAGTTTATCAAAACATCCAAGATAATGATCAAATTTTCGATGGAAGTCAGTAAGTTCTTCTCTTCCAAGATTCCAAAGACCAGTTACAATTGTTATATTATTCATTAGAATTTACACTCACTCATCATTGAAACATTATGAATAGGATCATTGTATATATCCACAATATCTACCGAATAATTTTTTCTATTCGGTTTTTCTAACATCATCGTTAATCCAGGGTTTATTTTACAATCGTGGAATGTACAACCCTGGATTAATGAAAAGAATAAAATGAATATTATTTTGATTTGTCAGAAGCTCTTCGTAAAGACATTGATTTAAAAGTTTTTAAGTGTGCTACTGCTGATTTAAGATTATCGTGCCAAGCAAAGTCGTATCCTTTTTTATTAGGATTTATATGGGTATAATAGGGTTTTCCTCCTACCTTATCTGAATTGTGATTAAACCCCAATTCTACCATCCAGATTCGGGTTCTTCTGGACACGGAACAAATTCTTGAAACAAAGTTCCTTCATTATTTGCTTTAAGAACTCTCTCGATCATTTCCGGATTAGAATGAGAAAAATTTACTAGATTTTCACAAAAATTAGGCATAGTATTATTTGATTTGTTTTTTAATTTCAGAAAGGATTTTACGCTTTTCTTGAAAAGAAAGTTTTTGTTCTTGCATTCTAGAAAAGATTTCATTAAATATATCAGAAGGAGTTTTATTATCGGTAATTACAAAATAATTAACATTACCTACTTTCAAAAACATAATACCTCCTAAAACGAAATTATTTAGCTCACATAAAAATTATATAACGAAAGACGAAAAAAGGGAATTTAAATTCCCTTTTTTGATTTACCGTTTTTCTGGCGGTACGTACGATGAGGCAGTATGTAGTGAGTTTGATAAAAACGTTTTTAATTCTTCGTGAGGAATTTCGTGCCCATGTTTTTTTAAATGAGCCAAAGCGGATTTTAAGTCTCTATGACTCGTACTAATATTATTTCGTTGATTGTCAGTTGAATTAACAACAGTGTAATAAGGTTTTCCTTTGTGTTCTTCTGGTCCACCATGCACAAAACTTAAAGAAGCGCCGCGATATGTACCACGGCCACCCGTGTTATGGACAGTAGTATAATCTTCTTCGTGTCCGACTTTGTCGCTATCGTGTTCCCATTCGGATTTACTTTCTGTTTCCATCAAAAAACTCTTAAAATCTTTTAAAATTTGTTTTGACATTTTATATCTCCTAAAAATAAGTATTTATATTTAAATCTTTTTCCACATCTTAACGTTGGCTTTTTTAATACCTTGCCATCGAGATTTCGTTTTAGGAATTTCGCCAGTAATCTTTTCGGCTCCTGCTTCGTAAGATTTCTTTATCGCTTTATCCATATAACTTTGTAAAGTTTCTTTGCTAATTTCGTTAATACTGGATTTAAAATCTTTAAGTATTTGTTTTGACATTTTATATCTCCAAATAAACTATTTAGTCAAAAGAAGAAAATAACAATGGATGTCCCTGAGCACGAGCATAAAACGCAAATAGTTTTTCGGCTTCTCTGGCTTTTGATACGTTAATAATAAAGTTTCCTGGTATTTCCGTCTCAATAGTATCAAAAGGCATATAGAACAAATGTAACGTTTCTTCTTTTAATTCGTCTTTAAAAATAGTATACATTTTCTCTAATGCTTTATTAGGATTATTAACATTATCACAATTATACCCGGATAATCTACCTCTTAAACCAAATTCTCCATCAGCTTTTCCGACTTTTTGTATAACTGCGTTATTTCCATTAAAATCTATTTTACCGTTGAGAAATTGCACAATAAAATATACACATTGACGAGTTTCGTTTATAGGTGCAATTTTACAATTTCGTTTTTCGTGATTTATATTAAACTCGCCGACATAGATAGAATCCTTTACGATATCAATAATTTTATGTTGTTCTTCTTCTCTGATAAAATTTTCAACAGCTTTATCAGAATAATTTAATATTGAAAGCAGATTAATTTTCCATCTTCCGTCGCGCTTTTCTGCGTCCAAAACATTACTTCTACAATAAGTCGTGATTGTGTCTTCACTTAATTCTAGCAATTTTGCAGCATACTTTACTTGAACGGTTCTAGCTGAACTAATATTCAGCTGTTCTATATCAGATCCTTTAAAATTAAAAAACTTTTCTAATGAAGAAATAATCCCCAGATAATCTATTCGTTTTCCATTAGTTTTGTTCCAACATTTTCGGCAATGACATCTAACTTTAGACTTATCCCTTGAATCCGAGTAGAATTGTGACTTCGGTAGATATTGTTTACAATTGTTACAATAATATAGATTTTCCCCTATATTATCCTCCCAACCTAAAACTTCAAATAATGTCGGCATAACAATTAATCCTTAAATTTCGTCAGGAACAGTTTCCTCAACAACTTCATTGCCTTCTTCGTCAACATCTACTCCAGCATCGATCTTTTTATAAAGATCAACAAATGCCTCTCGAGTATGAGAATCAAAACGATTGGTACAAAGTTCAATAGACTTTATCTTATCCTTAAAAATATCAAAAGCACGTAGAATATGGACTAGTCTACGAATTGATACAAGTTCGTTAATTGCTCCGGCTTCATAACTTTTACGAATAACTCTAGCCCATTTTACCAAATTCTTGACGAATTCTATATCTTGAGTAATATTGACTAAGAATTTTTAAATTCTACCTTTTCTAGTAGGTCTGTTCTTGAATTACCGTAATAGGAAAACGTTCCAAAAACGAAGAATCCAAAATCTGTTCAATATATCTTCCAGTTTCATCCCCCAATCCGTTGGAATTACTAGAGGCAATAACCTGAAATCCTTCGGCAGCCTTAATTACTTCCCCGGTATGAGGATTCAAATAACTCTTACCTTCAAGAATACCATTAAGGACTAGGATATTACCTGGATGCGATTTAGCAAGCTCGTCCATGTAAAGGACCGAGCCTTTTCGCATTGCTTGAATAACTGGACCATCGTTAAATTCAACATTGCCATTAACCAGAGTAGGACCTCCCATCAAAGAAACAATATCGGTTTCTGGCGAGAAATTAAACTTAATCATTTCCCGTTTTAGATCAGCACAAATCTGCTCAACCATTACCGTTTTTCCGAATCCTGACTCTCCGTAAATAAAGACGGGATAAAAAATCTTAGACTTAATAATATTCTTTAGATCAGAATAAAATCCCCAAGGAACATAATTAGGATCAACTTCAGGAATCAAATCAACATTAGCAAGTTTCGGTTCAGGTTTTTTCATTGGTATTACATTTTCTACAACTGAATTATTCAAGGCAGGAATCTTATATACACCCCTATCTACTCGATACTGTTCGTTCAGTAACCAAGAAGGCCAAGATAGATCGGTTTCCTTAACAAAATTCTCAATTTCTTTCTTACTTATATTATAAGCAACACCGAACTTTTCTTCAGCAAGCGAAATAAACCTAAGTTGATTACGATTCATTTTAAAAATCCTCAAGTTAATTGGAAAATAAATTTTAAAGCAAAACTCAAAAAAAGTAAAGTTATTCAAAAAACTTTAGATAAATATAGATCAACGCTGTACATACTTAATCTAAATTGAAAAAAATAAAAAGTAAAGTAATTTTTTCGATGCTTTACTTTTTTTCTGACCTCATATATAATGTTTTCGTTGTTAACTTTTAGGAAGCGAAACAAATGAGTGTCACCGAAGCGAAGTCAAACCTTGCTAGACTCCTTGCGCAAGAAAATCTTAATGTCGAGTCCCGTAATGTAGATACTGCTTATTTTGATCTTAATACAAGAACTCTAGTTCTTCCGGAATTGAAGAAAGATATTTCTCCTGACGTTCATGATTTGTTTCTGGCTCATGAAGTTGGTCACGCTCTTTATACTATAACTGAAGAATGGAACCAAGCGATAGAATCTAAAATTGTTAAAAAATCAATCTTGAATGTAGTCGAAGATTCTAGAATCGAATCTATGATTAAAAAGAAATATCCTGGATTAAAAGCGATCTTTTCTCGCGCTTATAAAAAGTTAATGGAAGTCGATTTCTTTGGGCTTTCTAAACTTGATTTTGAAACTTTGAATTTTGTAGATCGACTTAATCTTTTTACCAAAGTTGGGTTTATTCCCGGAATTGAGTTTTCTGATGCTGAGCAAGTTTTCGTTAATCGAGCCGAAAATACAAAAACTTTTGCTGACGTTGTTCAGTTATCAAAAGATATCGAAGAATTTATTAAACAAGAATATGAAAATAACCTAGAAAATTATAAGCAATCTTTGAATTTTGATAATTTGGAATTTTCTGATTCTTCGATGGATTCTGAAAAAGAAGAAGCTGAATCTGAAGGTATTCAATCTAAACTTTCCGACGACGGAATTTTAGAAGAATTTTCCGAACCCTACGAAATGGATGAATTTGATTCTTTAGACGATTTACTTGAGTCATTTACTGACGAACATTCTAAAGAACAAATTAAGAATTTCTACGCAAATGATAACAGACAGCGTTTTTTCGTTTCTTTACCGGAAATAAACTTATCTAAGTTTATTGTTCCATATCAAACTATTATTTCTAGAATTAAAGAACATTGTCCAGAACTCTTTAAGAAAGAAGAAGATAAATTCGTTTCATTTAAAAATCAAAACCTGGATGTAGTTTCTTATCTAGCTAAAGAATTTAATCTAAAGAAAAATGCTGAAGCGAGAAAGAAATTAAAGATATCGAAAACGGGAGATCTAAACAATACTAAGTTATATTCTTATAAGTTTAACGATGATCTCTTTAAACGAGCGATCAAGACCAAAGGAGAAAAGAGTCATTCTATGATTTTTTATCTTGATTGGTCTGGTAGTATGTCTTCTATTATGGAAGATACTATTAAACAACTATTATGTTTGGTTCTCTTTTGTAAAAAACTTAATATCCCTTACGAAGTATATGCTTTCACCTCAGAGTATGACGATAATAAGGAATATCATTTTAAAGAAAATGTGGTTGAACTCGAACCAGTTAGATTATTAAATCTTTTTTCTCATAAAATGACCAATAGAGAATTTGTTGATATGGCGAATATATTATTGAGTTATGATACTTATGGATTCAGAAGTGTTTATAATCCTGAATATTATTATACTGGGAGACTAAATTATACTCCGTCTTGGTTCCAATTAGGTTCTACTCCATTAAACCATTCTATCGTGCTTTCGGACAAAATATCAAAACGGTTTAAGGCAGTAACTAAGACCGATATTGTTAGTAACATATTCTTAACGGATGGGGAAAGTCACGGATTAACTTTCTCAAAAGGAGATAAACGTAGATTGTGTGATGGAAGATACATCGTAACCATTAAAGATAATATCAATAAAACTTCTAAGAATATTGATAGGATTGATAGAATGTCCGAAACTAATGGACTTCTTGATTTTGTAAAACAAGCTAACGATACAAGATTCTTTGGATTTAGATTAGCGAGTCTTTCTGCGCTTAAATCTTGTTGTTTTGAATTCTTTAATGACTACGATTATTCTAAATATTGGAGTGAGATGAAAAAATCAGGATGCGTGGAAGCGAAGAAAACTTCTTTTGATGAATTCTTTTTCGTTAGACCGAATCTGCTAAAAGAAGATGTAGAAATATCTGGTGTTAATGAAAATGCCACAGTTAATACTATATTTAAACAGTTTTCTAAATCTCTCGCTGGAAAACGTAATAATAGAATCTTCCTCAAAAAATTCATTGAATTCATTTCCTAAATAATTGATTTTAAGGTAAAAATAATATGTTCCTACTGGATATTGAAACGCTAGATACTGAATCTACTACTATCGTACTTTCTGCTGCGCTAGTATATTTTGACACAGAAAATAAATATTCGTTTGAAGAATATGTTAATAAAACTTGTTTTGTTAAATTTGATGTAAAAGAACAAAAGGCAATGGGTAGAACCGTCGGCTCTGATACTGTCAACTGGTGGAAGAAACAATCTAAAGAAGTACAACAAATATCTTTACTCCCTAGCGAAAACGATGTATCCGTAGAAATGGGCATTAAGAAATTTCAACAGTATATTCGAGATAATTCTGTTGAAAAAGAAGAATTGGTATGGATCCGAGGTACAATTGATCAAATGGCAATGGATTCTTTATGTAAATCCGCTAAGATGGATAGACTCTTTTTCTATTGGGTGTACCGGGATGTTAGAACGTATATCGACTTCACCAAAGAAACTGCTAAAAAAGGTTATTGCAAGATCCCTGGATTCGATTTCTCTAAAGTGAAAAAGCACGATCCTATTCACGACGTATGTTTGGACGTGCTAATGATCTTAGAGGGAGAGTGAATAGTGCTTTACTTTTTCAACGAACAGGGCTAAACTATACCTGAACTTGGAGGAACACGATGAAAAAAATTCTGATCTTGGTTGGTCTGTTTGTTGCTGGTTCGGCGAATGCTTGGATTTATCCGGGCGGATTTGGTCCTGGGTTTTATGGTGGTTATGGATACGGTTACGGAATGGGTTATGGTATGGGATATATGTATCCGCCGTTACAAGTTCCGAGTTTCAATTATACTACGGTGATACAGCAAAGTCCCCCAATTATAATTGAACAAAGACAGCCTGAAGTTATCTATAGAGATAGAGAAGTTTGTAATTCTGAATGTGAAAGGCTTCGTGGATATTTTGGTAAGCGTTAATCTTAAACATAAAGGTAAATAAAATGAAAAAGTTTATTTTTGCAACTTTGTTCTTGTTCTTGTTCTTGTTCTTGTTCTTGGTTTCTGGTATTGCTTCGGCGGATAACTATAGTCCATATAATCAAACATATACATATAATCAAACATACAGTTCAGGAAATTGGTATTCAAGTCCTCTTGGACAAGGTGTTGCACAAGCCGGTGTTCTTTTAGTTGGCGGAGTTGTAAATGCAATGAGCCGACCTGATCCTGTAGTTGTACAAAATCAACAACCTCAGTATGTTAATGGAAACGTGCAATATCCGCAACAGCAACAGGGTTATCCTCAACAAGGATACGGTTATCCGCAACAAGCATATAATTATGGATATCAACCTGCTGCTCCGAATCCCTATAACCAGTATCCTCGTTAATTTTTAAATATAATATATTATATTATGATAAATGAACTTTTTGAAAATCTTGCTTCCGATAATTCAAGAAATTTCAAAATAGATTATCTTCGCGCAAATTCGAACAACGAAACCTTGCGCGAAGTTATTCGACTGGCTCTAGATCCGTTTACTAATTTCTTTATTAGAAAGATTCCGAAGTATACTCCAGCAAATGAGAATCAAGCCGATTCTCTAAGTTCTGTTCTTGATAGTCTTTATCTATTATCTTCTCGTCAAGTTACCGGAAATGCTGCAATTGAGTTTTTGACTAAACTTCTTTCTTCTCTAACCGAAGGGGATGCAAAGGTTCTTGAAAAGATAATCCAGAAAGATTTAAAATGTGGAGTTTCTAGAGCAACTGTTAATGTTGTTTGGGATAATCTTGTTCCAGAATATCCTGTGATGTTATGTTCCGGTTCCGATGATAAGTTAATTTCTAAACTTGAATTCCCGGTAATGGTGAACGAAAAGTACGACGGAACTAGATTCAATTGCATTGTAATAAATGGTTCTGCTGAATTTAGGTCAAGAAACGGTAAACTGTTTGATCTTTTGGGAAATCTTGAAAAAGAATTCGTAGAATATGCTAACGGGGAAAACCTAGTATTTGATGGAGAACTTCTTTATAATGACGGAAATCTAGCAAATCGTCAAGTAGGTAATGGTATTATCGGTAAATCTATCAAAGGAACTATTTCTACAAAAGAAGCGGAAAATGTTAATGCCGTTATCTGGGACGTAATTCCCTATGAAGATTTCGTGAAGGGAGAATCTTCAATTCCTTATCGCGAAAGATTCTCTAAGTTGGAATTAATGAATATTGAAGGAAAGGTACAGTTAACCGATCATCATATCGTTAATGATATAGATTCCGCTATGAAGATTTTTAATGAATATATCCTTCAGGGTAAAGAAGGAATTATTATTAAAGACCTAAATAAAGGCTGGAGTAATAAGAGAGTTAAGCATCAGTTAAAGGTTAAATCTGAGCTTACTTGTGAATTGCGAGTTATTGGAACTGAATATGGTTCCGGTAAATACTCAAATCTTTTGGGTAATCTGATTTGTCGATCTGAAGACGGAATTGTTAAGGTTTCCGTTGGATCAGGATTCTCTGATGCTCAACGAGAAGAATATAAAGGAAATATATTGGTCAACTCAATCGTTTCTGTTAAATATAATATGCGTATAAGTAATAAAAATGGTGAGGAATCTTTATTCCTACCAATTTTTGATTGTGTTAGATTTGATAAAGATAATGCTGATAATTCAGTTAATATAAAATAAGGTGATATAATTATGAGTCAATTTATTCCGCCAACTATGGCAAATCTTAATGATAATGAAATTCGTCTAGAAATTCTAAAGTTAGCACATATTTCGCTACACGAAGAATATACATTTAATCGTGAACAATCAACATGGGCATGGGAATCTGCCGTAAAGAATTGTTTGAGTAATAATACTACAATTCCTCAACATCCAGGATATCCCGATCACCCAAATGAAAAGCAAATCCTAGAAAGGGCCAAGGCATTTACTAAGTTTGTTCTTTCTGATAAGTAATTTATTCTTGGCTGGTTTAAATGTACCAGCCATTTTTACATAAAAAGATATGATAATTGAATTAACAGCTGATACAATTCGTTTAGACGGTAAAGAACTATCAGAAAACTATATTGTTTCATATTACAATGGCGTTTCCGATATTAGCAATGGTCCTTGCATAACTTTTTCCGAACTTATTAAAAGACATAATTTGGAAGAAATTCAAGAAATCGTTTTAGATCGTGGACTTTATACTACAGAAATTCTAAAACAGATTTTATCAACTCGTAATAAAATTGATAATATAAAAGTAAAAAAATGGAATTTGGTATCTGAAAACGATAGAGCATTACTTGCTAATATGATGGCAGATAAAGGATATTTGTTTGAAACAAATGCTTCGGAATTTAACGCTATCTTGGACCAATATAATCCTGAACCAGTAAATATTACAAATGTTTTAGTTACTTCCGAAAAAACGTGTTCTCTAGGTAATCAAGATAAGTTTATTTCAGACAACATCGAAATTGACGACCTTTTTGATAAAGCAGTTAGGTATATTGGAAATCATACCAGAGAAAAAGCATTCATCATTAATGTCGGTTCTATGGACGGCAAAACTCACGACGAGTTAGCTGGATATACAGTTTTGTTTGATTTTAAAGGATTATATGTAGAACCAATTCCTTATATTTTTGAATCTTTAAAATCAAATTTTTCTGACGATAATCTATTTGAAAATTCGGCCATTACTAATTATGATGGTCAGATAGAAATGTTAACCATTCCACAAGAAGTAGTAGATAATGGACTAGTTCATGATTGCTTTAGAGGAATGAGTTCTATTTATCCTCCAAAAAACGGATTAGGAAGTGTTGGAGATAAAGAAACTGTAGAAAAGTATTCCAAAAAAATATCAGTTCCTTGTCTGACTTTTGATTCTTTATTGAGGAAACATAATATATCTAATTTTGATATTCTAAAAATAGACGCAGAAGGACACGATTGGGAAATTTTTAAGGAAGTAAATCTAGATACATTCCATCCTTCCGTAATAAGAATGGAATGGTTTAATCTATCAAAGGAAGATAAGCAGAATGTGCTAGATAAGTTTACAAAATACAATTATGTATATGAAATGATGTATGGTGATATTACTGCTATATCAAATGACATATATCTAAAACTTATTGGCAAATCCCCCGAGAAAAAAGATACTATTAATGCTGAACAATCACTGGTTGTACCAATAGTATCGTCAGTTTCTGTTGTCGATAAAAAGCGATATAAAATAGAATGCGAAATTACAGCTATCGGTGATATCTTTTCGTTATTGTATAATACATTCTCGGAAGTTAATAATCTAAAAGTAACTCCTATCTTTGATGCAGTTCCTATTAAAATTATGAATGGTGAATGTAGAACGCCGGATTATACTTTATTTGTATATCCCGATGGAATTTCTCTAGTATTTGATCCAATCAGCCGAGAAAGTGGTAACAAATACGTTCTACAAAAACAAACCGATCACGATATAATAAATTGGTTAGAAACTATGGATTCTGAGCAAGTATATAAAATGGCACAACTAACCTTTACTAAGATGCAATGAAAATAGACGTTGTTGTATATAATATTCATTCCCCTTATATTTTTGTTGATTGTAATCAGCAAGAAACTTATGGACAATTGTTATACAGCATAGAAGTATTAAGAAAATATACAGATATCCCCGTTTTGGTTTTTTCTGATTCTAAATTCCCTCTTAATGAATTTAGATATATGCAGAAACATATTATCACGGAAAAATTCAAGAATGTAGAGATTCATCAATATGAAGGAAAAGAAAGTTTATCTCAGGGAGAAATGGCTTCTTTTTGCACGGAAACTCTCTTTAATGAATACG